ACAGTCACAGCTGCTATTGACTCAGGTCGTTATGTATATGATGTAGAATTAATATTAGCAGATTCAACTATTGAAAAAGTACATAATGGTATTATAACAGTTCTTCCAGAGGCTACGAAAATCTAATGACAAAAGACATAGATATAGAAATATTAGAATTACAAGCAGAAAAGAAAAGATTAGAAGAAGAATATAATAAGCAACAAGATATAGAAATACAATTACTTTTAAAAGAAAAAGAAGAATTAGAATTAGTTTTAGATAAAAAACAAGAAGAAGAAATTAAACAACTAGTTAAAGAAAAAGAAAATTTAGAAAAAGAGATATTAACAGAACAACAAAAACAAGATAAACTTAAAAAATTATTTGAATTACCTAAATTTGATAATGTTGATGAAAATGTTAAGACCAAAAAATCTGTTAACGAAGAAAAACTATTAAACACTTTAAAAGAATTAACAGGCGCTGTAAATAAATTTCAAACAGATGAGATTGTTAAAACTAATATTACAGAAAATGACTTTACTAAATTTGTGGCTAAACAACAAAGAACAAGTATAGTATCTGAAGATTTAGTAAATAATGTTAAAAAAGTTATTGAAACAAATACACAACCAGTTAGAAGTTTACAACAAGACCAGATTTACGAAAATGCTAATACAGATATTAATAATAAAGATACTATATTAAAAGAGTTAACTAAACAAGCTAAATCAATAACAGAAGATATTGAATCTGGCGAAACAAGTTTAGATAAACTTACAGCAGAGTTTAGTAAATTTAAACAACTTACAACACTTCAATTACAATCACTTGGTGGTGGTGGTAGTACAAAAATATCTAATATGGACGATGTTGATATTTCAGGTCAACAAAATGGTTATGCTTTAAAATATAATTCATCAACAGGTAAATATGACTTCGGTGAAGTCGCAAGTGACTTATCTGCTGTAGACCAAGATATTATACCTGATGGTAATGGCACAAGAAATTTAGGTAGTTCGTCAAAACGTTGGGGTGATTTATTTCTTTCAGGTGACACAATCAATTTAGGTGGGGCAACAATTAGTTCAGACGGAACTGGATCAATCGCTATGTCTGCTACAGGTGTCACTTTACCTACGGGTTCTAAAGTAGGTAGTGAAAGTATTGCTCAGGCAGATTCGAAAACAGGTGTGGTAACTAAATCTGTACCTTTCTTTACAAACGCTGGAGGTTTGAGCTCAGCAGCAACTACATTTACAATGGCAGCAGGGTCTTCAAATGCATCAGTATTTACTAGTTTTACAAAGGCAAATGGGACACAACAAAGTAAATTTGAGTTGTTTAGTTTCTAATAAAAAAGACATATAAATAAGTAAGAGGAGAAAATAATGTCGTCAAAAATACCAGTCAGAACAGTCTTTGATGGAAGTGGTAATGCCACTGGTCTAGCAGAATATCAATCAGGTGAATTTATACCTTTATCACACGGTGGTATAGGTGCTGCTTTGTCTATTGGTTCGGCAGGACAAGTATTAAAAGTAAATTCAGGCGCAAGCGCATTAGAGTTTGGTGCTGTTGAAGCAGTAATAAACATTGATGGCGCAACAGATTTAGAAAGTGCCACACTAGCAACAACTGACAAGTTTTTAGTATCAGACGGTGGTTCTGAAGGTAGAGCAACTTTAGATCAGTTAGTCACATTGATGGAATCTTCTATTGATGCGATTGGCGGTAATTTAACAGTCACAGGTAATTTAACAGTTAACGGATCAACAACTACTGTCAATTCTACTAACACAACAATTGATGATAATTTATTAGAATTAAATTCAGGTGCAACTTCAAACGCAAACGATTCAGGAATAATTATTGAAAGAGGTAGTACAGGTGATAACGCTATTGTTGCATGGGACGAAAGTGCTGACAAGTTTGTACTTGGAACTACAACAGCAACTGCATCTAGTACAGGTAATTTATCAATTACAACTGGAACATTAGTCGCAAATATAGAAGGTAATGTGACAGGAAACGTCACAGGAAATGTATCAGGTACTTCAGGATCAACAACTGGAAATGCCGCTACAGCAACTGCATTAGAAACTGCTAGAAATATTGCTGGTCAATCATTTGATGGTACAGGAAATATTACAATAGCTTCAACAGATTTATCAAACACAAGTGCTATCGCATTATTAACTGCTACTCAAACATTTACAAATAAAACATTAACTAGTCCAAAGATTAATGAAGATGTGGTAGTCACAGCGACAGCTACACAATTAAATCATACTGTTGGCGTGACAAGTGCTATTCAAACACAATTAGACGCAAAAGCGACTAACGCATTTGCTATCGCTCAAGCTGTTGCACTAGGTTAATACTCTACTATCCTTATAAATAGTAGAAAATAGAGGAATAGTATGGCAACACCATCAAGTAGAGAAACATTAAAACAATACGCTTTAAGAGCGCTCGGAAAACCAGTCATAGAAGTTAACGCTGATGACGACCAATTAGAAGATAGAATTGATGAAGCGTTACAATATTTCGCACAATATCACTATGACGGTATAAGAAGAACATACTTAAAGTATCAATACACACAAGCAGATTACGATAGAATAAACGCTGACTCATCTGAATCAGTCACTAAAAACTCTGTGACAACTGCTTGGAAAGAGGGTAATAGTTTTATTGTAGTACCTGAAAGTGTAATATCAGTAATTAATATCTTTCCATTTTCAAACAAAGGTAATCTAAACTTATTTGATGTAAGATACCAATTAAGATTAAATGACCTTTACGATTTTTCTTCTACATCAATAATTAATTATGATGTTGTATTAAGACATTTAGATTTTTTAGATCACGTACTTGTTGGTGAAAAACCATTGAGATTTAATCAACACGATAATAGATTATATATTGACCAAGATTGGAAAAATGATTTAGCCGTTGGTGAATATATGGTAATTGAGTGTTATAGAAAATTAGATCCTGAAACATATACAGATGTATATAACGACTTATACTTAAAAAGATATGTCACTGCGTTGTTTAAAAAACAATGGGGAGCAAACTTATCTAAATTTAATGGCGTTGCTATGATTGGTGGTGTATCATTAAACGGACAACAATTGTATTCTGAAGCTTTATCGGATATAGAAAAACTTGAGCAAGAAATAAGAAGTTCATACGAATTAAATCCAGCAATGATGATAGGATAATGCCATGGCCGTTAACCATTATTTTCAAGCAGGTAAGGGCATAGGTAGTTCCGAAGAAAAAAGACTTTATGAAGATTTAATCATAGAGGGCCTAAAGATATATGGCCAAGATGTATATTACTTACCACGAACACTAGTTAATAGAGATTTAATTTTAGGCGAAGATATGTTGTCTAAATTCTCTTCTGCTTTATTAGTAGAAGCGTATATGGAAACAACAGAAGGTTTCGCAGGCGAACAAGAGATTATTAATAAGTTTGGTTTAGAGATTAGAGAAGATACTACCTTTATGATCTCTAAAAGAAGATTTAATGATGCCGTTGATGAAAAAGCCACATTAATAAAAGATGGTAGACCAAACGAAGGCGATATAATTTATATGCCTTTGATGAATAGTTTTTTTGAGATACAATTTGTACAAGACCAAGAGCCATTCTTTCAACTAGGTCAACTACCAGTTTACAAATTAGTATGTACTAGATGGGAATATAGTTCAGAACAAATTGATACAGGCGTTGGTACAATTGATAGTGCTGAAGATCAATATTCTTTAGATCAATTAGCACATCAAGTTAGTTTAGAAAATGAAAGTGGTGCTTTATTATTAGAAAACGATGCAGCAGATGGTGAAAGTAATTATATGTTATTAGAAACTTACAACTTACAGACACAATCATTATATGCTGATAATTTAGATTTAGATACAGAAGCAGGTTTTGATACAGCATCAACTGCAGATGATATATTAGATTTTACAGAACGTAATCCATTTGGAGATGTAGATTTTTAGATGTTTGGAAGATATTTTTATAACGAAAGTATGAGAAGAATGACCATTGCATTTGGTCAAATCTTTAATAACATACAAATTAAAAGAAAAAACTCTAGTGGTTCAGTAGTACAAACAATTAGAGTTCCATTAGCTTATGCTCCAAAAGAAAAGTTTTTAACTAGACTAGATCAACAACCATCTTTGGAAGATAGAGAATTTGCTATTACTTTACCTCGTATGGGATTTGAGATTACAGGTATTTCATATGATGGCTCTCGTAAATTAACAAGAATACAAAAATATAAAACTGTTAAAACAGGTATAGACGGTAAAGTATTAAATTATAATTACACACCTGTTCCATATAACATATCTTATAATCTATATTCATTTACAGCGACAGCAGAAGGTGGATTACAAATTATAGAACAAATATTACCTTTCTTTCAACCTGATTATACTGTGACTGTAAATGCAATACCTGAATTAAGTATAAAAAGAGATGTACCCATAATTTTAAATAGTGTGCAATATGAAGATAGTTATAGTGGTGATTTTTCACAAAGAAGAGCCGTAGTATATACTTTAGGTTTTACTGCGAAGAC